AGAAGTGTTGCGGTATCCGCTGTGAATGCCGCCAGTGATGCGGTGCTTCACCATCGTATTGCCGTTGATGGCAATCGACATACACTCCTGCCACGCGGGCAGATGGTCAGACAGGCGAGTGCCTGCAATGCCATCCATTTCAGAAGCATTCATCGACAGGTAGCGGTCGAAGCGGATGTCGTGGTTGCCGATCGTGCGAAGAAAGCGAGCGCCCCGGCAGAGATGCCGGATCTCGTTCATATGCTCGACAGCGGCCTCTAGTTCGTCGACCACACGGGGGAGTTCTTCCCATCCGTTGCGAGGGAAGCGACTGAGCCGCGCCCCGTCGAAGATGTCACCGTTCGCGATTATCAGCTTGGGCTTAATGTCCTTGATGACCTCGATAAGCGCGCGGTGCGCCAAGGTCTTGTCTTGATTCGGCCAAAAGTGTGCGTCGCTGAATACGACCATCTGGCCGGAAAAGTTGTCGATTGTGACCCGCTGCGGGTAGTCAGTGGGCGCGTTGCCATCGCCCCTGCCCTTGCCTTCTGCCTGACCGGATGATCGCAGTTTGATCCCGTACCGTTCCTCGATGTTGGAACGCCGGGCGAACACGGCGCGGTCGGAGATGTTGAGCAGCTTGGCGACTTGGGAAGGCTGGCCGCCTGTTCGCTCCCATGCCCTTCTGAAAAGGTCGTCACGCTCTTTGGAGATGGTGGGCATCAAATGCACCTCTTGTCATACTCGACGTTGTGTGCGGCGACCTGCTCGGCAGCCGATTCCCACAGGTCCCAATTCGCAGCCACGGCGGCGCGCTGGGCGTCGTTGAATGAGATATGAGCGAAGCGGTCGCAGGAGGTGTCCGCTTCCACGATAACCGGCGGCTTAGCGCAGCCGCTCAATGACATCAGCAGGAGGCATACGCCTGACAGCACCATCAGTATTGGCACGGCTCTTCCGAGCATCGGCCTTCTCCTTCAGGGTGGATTGCAGTTGCTTGTTCTCCAATTCCAGCTTGCCGTTGGCTTCGTGAAGGCGGCCGTTCTGCCAAAAGAGGAAGGCCGCAGCGGCGATAGAGGCGGCGGCGATCAGCCAGGGGGCGAAGCGGAGAAGAACGGTCATGCGATGCGCGCCTCGAAGGCTTCGCCCTTGAACTGCTCGCGCTCGGCGTTCCGGCGGCTCGTGATTTCCGGCGGGATATGCCAGCGGTCGAACTGGAGCGCGGCGGCCTCGAACTGCTGGAGGTTGATCTTCTTGAGCAGGCTCGAGGTCTTGAAGGCGCCGACGCCGACGTTGAAGGAAAAGCTCACCAGGGCATCGAACTGGAACTGCTCCAGTCCTACGGTCGCGCCGCTGTTGACGGCATCCTCGAAGCGGGCAATGTCCGCACGCAATGCGGCCTCAATCTCCGCATCCGTCCAGACGAGGCCCGCATGGACTTCCGGCCCGGTATGGCCGACACCGATGGTCCAGACGCCGACGCTGTCCCGGTACGCCTTGTTGCGCTTGCCCTCGCGGGCAATCAGGAGGTCGAGGCCCTGCTGGCTGATCTTCATGGCGTCTTTGCCGCCAGCGTCTCAGCCGTCTTTGCCGCCGTGTCGGACGCCTTGGCGGCCATCGTGGCGATCTGCTCTTGCTGCTTCTGGCTGCTCACCGTGGAGCCGGTGAAGTAGTTGCCAACGTCCTTAAATGACGTGATGAGCGCGCCCAGCATGATAAGCAGGTACTTCTCCTGCTCGCCTTCGATCTTCACGACGAAAATCATGTAGAGGCAGGCGAAGAACGCTATGGTGACGAGCGTGCAGTAGATCACCGCGCCCAGGGTGCGAAGGGTCTCGTTCATCAGCCGGCAATCTTCGACAACTGCCAGACGGCAGCGATTAACCCTATGATGATCGACCCCGCAGCGCCGATGACGAGCAATTCAAGGCGGCCGATCCGCTCCATGATCCCGGCATAGCGAAGGGCGCAGACCTGCTCGTGCGCCGACAATTTCGCAGCCGTGGCGTTATTTTGCCGGGGCGCTCTAGCCATCGGTTCGCTCCAGAGTCAGTCTCATCGCAGCCATCTCTTGCCTCCTTGGGGCATTGGGTGGTCAGGCTCGGGGGTGTCGTGTCAGCGCTACCTCCGGGCCGCTTCGTTACGCACTCAAACTCTGGTAGGGTCAGGCATGGTTGAACTCCCGACCAAGATTCCGCAGTACGTTCTCCGCATACCCTTTGCCGACATGGACGCCGGGAAGTGGACCTATCGCGTGTATTGGGCCTACGGCGAACCCGGCTCGCTCGGTGAGCAAGTGCCGGCCGACACGCCGATCCCCTTGCGCGATGGCGTGCCCGTGAAGGTGATTACCCTGTTCGACGATGTGCCGGTCTGACATCACGGCTGGGCCTTCTTTTCTTCGCGTAGCCGCAGCATCTCCCGCATCGCCTCCAGTTGCTTCCGCAGCGTGGCGATTTCGTCGAGCATGTCCGCCACCTTTACCTCAGAGGCCGCCAACTGGCCTGCGAGGTACTGCTTGCCCGAGGGGAGGTGGTCCTTGGCCTGCGCGAACGCGAGGCTAGGCAGCAAGATCAGGAGCGCGGCAAGCCTCAGCATGTGTGGCTCGTCACGATGCCGAAGTTCACGACCAGATTGCACGCGCCTGAATCGTCGCCTTTGCGGACTGATATGGTGGCCGACGTGCCCGCAGTGCCGTTTGCGCTGAAGGCCGTGTTGGCGCGGACGGTGCCCGTGCTGGTTACATCAACCGAAAACGACGCCAAGGTCGAATTTAGGGACAGCTTGTTGGTGTTTCCGACACGAAGGAGGACGCCGCCCGTCGACTCCGACTGGAGGTAGACGTTATCGAAGGCATTGGAGCCGCCCATGATGCCGGAGAAGCCCGCATCCGTGCAGTCGTTGTTGAGGGAAATGACGTTAGCCGTGGCCGCCGAGCCATTCTGGCAGAACTTGATGACGTTATCCGCGCCCGTGGCGATTGTGGGATTGCCCGTCAAAGCCGGAGAAGCGGAGAACACGGCAACGCCCGTCCCCGTCTCATCCGTCAACGCCGCCGCAAGGTTGGCGCTGGAGGGCGTGGCAAGGAACGTCCCCACCCCCGTCCCCAGCCCCGTAATGGCCGACACTGCATTCGAGATCGAAAGCCCGTGCCATGCATTGGCGTTCCATATCGCCATGGTGCCCGTACCGCTGCCCGTCAGGGGCGACGTGCCGGGCGTGCCGTCAGACACGCGAATCAGCGTCCCGTCCAGAACGACCGTGGGAAGAGTCGCCATCGTGAACTGGTTGCTTAGGTCCAGCAGGCGCGTGCTGCGATTGACGCCGCCCGTGTAGATGCCGCTGGGGTATCCCAGGATGACGTTTTGGCCGATGTTCACATTGGTTGCGTTGTTGCCGACCGAGATGGCGGACGGGCCGGCCTGCTCGTTGTTGTTCAGGGCATTGTCAGCAATGATGACGCCATCACCGTCCTGAATCGTTATCGCCGGCTCGGAGGTAATGCGGGTCGAGTTGATGACGTTTCCCGTAACCGTGACGTTCTTGATCCACTGCTTGGAGGCCGTCATGGCGCGGCTGCCTACGGTCTGGGTGACGCCTACCGTATAGGTGCCCGTGCCGCCGGAGCCCGAGCCGAGCGCCGTGATGCGGGTGCCGCTCGCAACGCCGGTGCCATAGATGAAATCGCCCACGGCGAGCGTGCCGGAAGAAACGGCGGTCACCGTGAGAGTAGTTGTGGCGATCTCCGCCGTATAGGACGCATGCGAGGCATTCGTGACCACAGCAATCTCGCTTTGCGGCGAGGCCGGGAGCAGGACCGAGATCTGGTTGGCGTTGACCAGGATGTTGCCGTAGGAGTCGGCGCCATCGTTCTCGACGCGAACCGCGTTGATGCGCGGCTCCTCCATCGAGTTTTCCGCGATGATGAACGAGGCGGTATTGCCCGTGGTGGGGGAGAGCTGGATATTGACGGCCGAGCCCAGCAGCTTGTTATTCGTTGCCCGAACGTCGCCGCCGCCCGCGTAGTAGATGTTGGCTTCAGCCACCGCGCTCGTGTTCAGCGCCCAAATGACATTGCTGATGATCGTCGATTGCCCGGTGTCGTCGTCTCCGGTGTGGCCCGACATGAGCGAGGCAAGGAACACGCCATAGCGGCGGTGGTCGATGATCTGGTTAAAGGCGATCTGCCAGTCCTTGGCTGCGTCGATCTTGATGCCGTCCCAGCAGCCCGACAGGTAGGTGTTGGTGATGAGCGTGTTGATGTTGTAGGTGGACGCCGAGTCGCCCGCGACGCGGATGCAGGCACCGGCCGACTTGGTGACGGAACTGTCGATCGTGAAGTCGCGGAACGTGACGCCCCCCAGCGACTGCACATGGATCACGTCGTTCGTGGTCGAGGCAGAGCGCAGGATCGTGCCGCCGCTGTTGCCGGAGCCGGTCGCTGCCCCGCGCCCGCCGCCCTGAAGGATCATGCCCTTCGTGATGTTGAGCGTAGCCGTGACCGAGCAGAAGCCCGCCGGCATGGTGACAATGCCGCCTGTCAGCGTCGCGGAGGTTGCCGTCGTGATGGCCGCCTGGATGAATGGCGTGTCGTCTACCGACAGATCGCACTTGGCGCCAAACCACGAGGCGAAGATTTCCCGGTTATTGTAGAGGCGCACATAGCGGCCCGCAGGCCCGCTCGTCGGCTGAACGATGGTTCCGTCATTGGCCGTCGCGGAGCTTCCGGCGAGCCAAACGAACTCACCGCCGCCGCTTTCCCCGACCGAGATGCTGCCATAGTAGCTCGTCAGCACCACGAAGCCCGGCCGTGTGGTTAGCGCCTTGAGCGCCGCCATGGAAGGGACCGTGTAGAGTGTCTGGGCGGTCTGCGCGAACGCCCCAACCGGGATGAGCGCGAGCAGCAGGGCGAGTAGAAACTTCTTCATGATGGGGTCCATGATCCGATAGACGAGGTTGACGCCCAGAGCGTTGTGGAAACGGCCTTTAGGGTCACAGATGAATAGGGCGAGCTGCACGATGCGCCGCCGCCTGCGGTTCCGGCGATTTCACCGATGGCGATAACGACAGAGCCGCCAACGTCCAGCGTGACGGTCTGCGCTTCGTGAACGATGAAAGTGTATTCAAGGCCCGCGACCGGCGTGGGAAGCGTGAATGTCACCGAGCCGGCCGCGCCCAAGTTCGTGAACGTCTGGAAGCTCTGTGCTGCCGTCAGCGCCGCGGGGCTGCTGGTGTGGTTCGAGATCGCGCCAAAGCCGGTGACGCCCGTGCCGCCGTTGGCGACGTTGAGCGTCCCCGCCAGCACCACATCGCCCGTCGTGGCAGTCGATGGCGTGAAGCCGGTAGACCCCGCCGACCACGACGTGACGTGATACCCGCTCAGGAAGCGGAGCAGGTTGGCGCGGTTTAGCTGCGGCGGCCAAAACATCAGACGACCGTGAGGCTTCCAGCCGAAATCTGGACAGGGACCGTGGCGCCCGTGGTGATCCCGGCCATGTAGGTCGGCGCACCCGAGCCGCGCGCGTTGGGGATGCCGAGGTAGAGCAGCCCCGGAGGCACCGCGAGATAGCTGGTCGTGGCTTCGATGGTCACATCACCGAAGGCCAGAAACACAATGTCCGTCCCCAGGTTGTTGATCTGGAACGTCGTGCCGGTCGTAGGCGCCGGAAGCGCCACGCGCCCCGTCGTGCCGGTGCAGGAGAGATAAGCGCCCAGCCCCCCGTTCTGGGGCGAGAAGAGCGCAAGTTCATTCGGTCCCATGGATCACCTACGGCAGGGGAATGATGAAGAGAGAGACGGTCGCCGTGGCCGCCGAGCCCTGCGCCGTGGCGACCCGGAAAAACAGCGTCAGGTCGTCGTAGGACTGCGTGTCGGCGTTCGCGATCGTGAAGCTCATGGAGTTGTTGTTGGTGTTCTCGGCCGCCGTCGAGACGGTGATGGCCGAGCCCCCTGTCACGATGGCCGTTCCGCCGGCCGCCGCCGCCGTGAACAGACCGGCCGTCGCCGTGGTGATGTCGGCGCTGGCGTCGGAGATCCTGAGGGCCTGCACGAGGTAGCGCGTGAAGCCCGTGGGCAGGGTGATGGTGATGGCGTTGTCGCTGTTGTCGTCGTTGAAGTTGACGGCAGTGAGCGGCGTCACCAGCATCGAGCCGCCCGGCCCTCCTACGATGTAGACCGGGAGCGGATTGGCGGCGGCGACGATGGCGCCGTTGGTGACCGGGGTGACGGGTGAAATTGCCATGGGATACCTACAGGATGTAGACGGGCAGCGGGTTGGTGGGGCTCACCAGCTCGCCATTGACAACAAACACGCGGGGACTGACGGCCTCGGCCGCAACCGGCGCCGGGGGGACGAGAACAAGCGTCACCGGAAGCGGATTGCTCGCACTCACGACGGCGCCGGAGGTGACAAGCTCGCTGGGGCTTATGGCGGTCTCGGGCATGATCGCTCCTAGACGTTGCAATATTCGGTGATGCGGACGTATCCGGAGCCACCCGCACCACCCGCAGCCGTGCCGGCCGCGTTGTAGCCAGCAGCACCAGAGCCGCCGCCGCCGGTATTGGCCGTGGCAGCGTTACCGGCCGTTGCCGTGCCGCCGCTCGTCACGGCTGGGCCTTGCGCGCCGCCGCCGAAGAACGAGCCGCCGCCGCCGCCGCCATGGGGCGGTGAACTGGTCGCGTTGATCGCGCCCATGCCGGGGAAGCCGTAGTTGCCGGGCAATGGGTTGGTGCCGGTTCCTGCAACGCCGCCCGCGCCGCCAGCGCCGCCGAAGACGGACCCGGCCACATTCGAGAAGCCGCCGCCCGATCCGCCCTTGCCGATACAGAGGACGCCGACCGACGTATCGCCACCCGCGCTGCCGGCATTCGCGCCTGCCGAGCCGCCCGCGCCGCCGGCGCCAATCGTGACGGCCTTGGACGCGCCAATGGTCGCCGCTGTCGCCATCAGCCATGCGTAGCTGCCCGCGCCGCCGCCACCGCCAGCGCCGGAGTTGGAAGTCGTGGCCGCAACGCCGCCGCCACCGCCACCACCGCCGACGAGTTCAATCACGCAGTAGGCCATGCCAGAGGTCGGAGTGTAGGTGCCCGATGAGGTGAACGTCTGGGTCGCCACCTGAAGCGCCGTGGATGCGCCCGGCGAAGTCTGGAGGTGATAGATCGGCGCGGTGGGCGTCGAGATGTCGGCAACCGACACGCTGAAGATGCTGTTGGCGGGAATGGCGCCGGCAGCGAGCGCGGAACCGTTCGGCCACTTCACGTCGCCCGCGCCGATGCTGTTGATGTTCAGCGTGACAGCCGTGGTATTGGCTGATGCCGACTTCTTGAGGTTGAAGGTCTGCCCGACCGCATACGCCGTGATGGCGGGGGCCAGCGTGGCAAGGATCGTGTCCGTGCCCGTCGTCAGGGCGTACTCCATGGAGCCGTCCTGCACCTGACCCGCCGATGCGTAATCGGTGCGCGCAACGGCATTGCCGACGCCGGTATGGCGGTACGTCGCCATCGGCAGGTTCGCCGTGATGGTGGTTTGGCCGTCCTTGCAGATGACGCTGGACCAAGCCGTCGCGAAGTCAGCCAGCAGCGTCGTCCAGTCCGCAGGCGTGGCGTTCTGGCCGGTGACTGCCGGGTTGAAGGAACCGGGGAGGGATGGCGCGCTGTAAACGCCTGAACCGTTATAGGGCATGGCTATTCTCTTCCCATGATGCCGGCGACTGAACCGCCCGACTGCGCGAGCCCCACCGGAATGGGCGAGCCACCGGCGCGCTTCTTCAGCAGTTCGGCCACGAGTGCCAGGATGCGTTCGTTCTCGGCGGAGTTCGGATTGAGGGTCATGCGGCCCATCTGGTTGCGGACTGCCTCATTGGGGGCGGAGACCTTGTTGAGGAGTTCGCCCAGGCGCTCCCAGATGCGGGGCTGGATGCCGTCAGGCGTCGCGCGGATGCCGGCGCCGCCAAGGTCGATCACGTCGGCGGCCTTCTCCGCCGTCTGCGAGCCGCGCAGGATCTGATTGCTGGTGTTGGCGAACACGCCCTCGGACTCGGCCTGCTGCATGATGCGGGCGGACTGATCGGGGCCGTAGAGTTCGCCCAGTTTGGCGCGGACAGGTCCGCTCTCGTCGATGCGCTGGGCCAATGCCCGAGCGGGGCGCGTGCCCTCCAGCGCGGTCTCGCGTGCGGCATTCGTGGCGCCGGCGCGCGCGGCCAGACGCTGCTGAGGGTTGGCGCCCATCAGCAGGTCCGCAAGGGCCGGCGCGCTGCTCTCCGTGGCAGATTCGCTGGTTCCCTTTCGGAGGAAGTTTCGGCCGCTCTGGAGGTAGTCGGGCAGAGAGGCGGCCTGCGCATAGGCGGTATCGGCTGCCTGCGCCTGCGGATTGGCCTTCCAGAAAGCGGCCTCCCAAGCGTTCGCGAGGTCACCCACGTCGGCTTTGTTTACGGGGTTTCCGCTTACAAAGGCCGCATCCGCCGTTGCGTTCAGCTTCTGCTTGACCCGGTGCATTATGTCGATCGGCGCGAGTGTCTTGCCAGTCTCGACGGCCTCTGCCTCGATCTTCGCCAGCGCATCGCGGACGGCGGGGATTTGCTGCAGTTGCTGCATATCGTCACTAGAATTGAGACCAGCGGCGCGCATCGCGCCGTATTCGCGAATGCCCACACCCGCTCGGTTGCCATCCATGCCGCGCAATGCCTGGAACGTGGACGGCGGCGGCTCCGCACCCTCAAAAGCCTTCACAAGCCGATTGCCGGCGCCACGGTCGCGACCGATCAGGGCATTCTCGGCAATCGTGCGCGTCTCGCCCGGCATGACCTTGGCGCCGCGCGCCATCGACAGAAACTGCGGATCAACGTCGGCAATCATTGCCTCATCGCCCAGCCGACCGAGCCGGCTCGAAACGTCTTGCGGGCTCATCTTGCCGCGCTGCAGGGCCGTCGCGAGGCGATCCACGGCGCCGCTTTCGGCCGCACGATCGACGGCAGGCGCGCCCGCCACAGATGGAACTGCGGGAGCCTTGCCGAACATCGAGCCCACAGCGTTGCTCACCGCGCGGCCCGGTCCGGTTTCCATCGCAGCACGCGAGGCAACTCCAACGACGGGAGCAGCCGCGCCAAGCGCGCCACCGATACCGCCGCCCAGGAGAGCATTGGCAAGTCGGCCCTCAGTCCCCTCGCCTTCTCCGAAGCCTGCCACTGCGCCCAAGCCCGCGCCCGTGCCGCCCATCTTCAGGATGTTTCCGAGTAGCGACGGCGCCTTTGACGTGAGGGCGGCCGGTAGAGCTGCCGCAGACGAGCCCACGCCGCCCACAACCTTTGCGCCAACGTCAACGTAGGGATGCTCCCCGGAAAACGCCTTGTCCTGCGTGCGCTCACGGCCGAGGTTCTGGTCGTAGCGTTCACCGAAAGACGGCGCCGTGCTGGTGTTGGTCGAGCCCAGCCCAATCTTGGCAAGCAGCGGATCGAGGAGCGGCCCAACGGCGGCATCGCCCGCAGCGGCCAATTCATCGGCAAAGCCGAAGGACGCGCCTTGAGCAAGCGAGCGGACCACGTTGTCAGGCGTGACGCGGCTGTCCGCCTTCGGGATCAGGTCTGCAAAGGCGCTCGCCTTCTTGGGGATCAGATCGTCGAAAGCACCCATCAGAGCGCCCCCGGATCGACGCCTTGGGCGCGCAGCCGCTCGATCACCTTGTCCTTGGGCGCACCCTTGGCGATGGCGTCTCGCGCTTCATCCAGCACGCCCTGATTGGGGCTCACTGCCGGGCCTACCGAGGACATGCCCTCAACAATCACATCGCGCGGGTCGAGGCCGCCGCGCTCGGCAACCTGCTTGAATTGGCCCTTATAGGAGTCGTACTGGGTCTGAAGCTGCCCGAACCGGCTGCGGGCCTCACGCACCAGCTTCTCGCGGGTCTCCTGCGACATGCCGGAGCCGCCGTTGACCTTGGAATAGAGACTCTTCAACTCGTCGCCCAGCGTGCCCGTAGACTTCGCCAGCGCCAGCTCGCCCTCTCTGACCACGCTGTTGGGGTCCATGATCTTGCCGAGGCCATAGATCAGGTTGAGGTCGGCGGCCTTGGTCGGACGGCGCAGCGCCTCATCCATCGACGCCATGATGGGCTGCACTTCGCGGTAGCTCTTGACGATAGGCGACGCCTGGAAGTCGTCACGCAGCTTGCCGGCGTTCTCGACCCTCTGCTGGGGAGCCTTCTGGCCCTCTCGGAAGGCGTGCGTCTCCTGCTCGAACTGCATTTTGGCGCGGTCGCGGGCGACGTTCCAATCGCGGTCAACTTCCTGCTGAAGCGCCGACACCGCCTGATTTGGCGTCATCTCACCACTGGCAATCGCGCCCTTCAGCCGCTCGACCGTCTGCGGATTAGGCTGCGGACGTGGCACGTCAGGGATGGCGGGAGCCTGCGGCGCGGGCGTGGCGGGAGCCGGCTGTTGCGTCTGCTGCTCGGCGCTGCCCTGCGGTATGCCGATGGTGAGACCGCCCGGAGTCGTCGCCTTCATAAAGGTGTCGGCGTTCACACCCTGCGGCAGGCCGCCCTTCTCCTTGCGGGTGATGGCGTCCAGAAGCTGGGCCGCCATGGCAGGGTCCTGCAGCACCTCGGCAAGCGGGGCGGCCGGGTTGATGCCGGTCCCTTCCGCGACCTGCCGGATGTAGAGGTCGGTGTTGTTCTCGTTTGGCGGAGCCCACTTCGCGATGGCCTGCGCGACCGTCACGTTGGGGTTTGCCTTCACGTAGGCGCCGAGGTTCTTCACCATGGCGCCCGCGCCCTGATCCGGCGTGCCGAAGGTCTCGAAGCCGTTGTGCGGGGCGCCCTTGCCGTCCCAATTGATCGGCGTGGCGCGGATGTTGCCCAGGTTGTTGTTGAAGCCGCTGGTGGTGGGCTGGCCCTGCGGAAGCGGCGGCACGGCGGCAGACTGCCCCGGCATCGACTGCGGCTGCGCGCCGGGCTTGGGCATGCCGTAGGCTGCCGCGAACTGGTCGCCCGCCGCCGACTGCGCCTGCGTCTTGCGCTGGTCGCCAATCATGCCAGCCATCACCGGGCCGGCAATAGATGGATCACCCCCCTTCAGTCGTTCGAGGCCAGCCGCGCGGGTCGCGGGATCTCCACTCAGGAGGTCCGCCAAGCCGCCCAGCGTTTCCTTCTGCTTGCCTTCCTGCTGGCGCTCGGCCTGCCCCTCGAAGAAGCCACCAACGCCGCCCGTGAGCGCGCGCGCCAAGCCTTCCAACGGGCTCTGGACCGGAGCCGTGGAGGAGCCCTGCTGCAGCAGCATCTGACCGTACTTCCGAGAATTTTCGGCCGGGTCATACTGCTTGCGCTGGGTTGCCATAAGCGCGGCGGCGAGGGCGTCGCTCATCCGCCGAAACCAAAGCCCTTCTGGCGGGAGAGACCGCCGAGGACAGAGCCGCCAAGGCCGAACAGCGCGCCTGTCATGGCGTTGTTGGCGCCCTGCTGCTGGTTGTAGGCGTTCGTCTGCCCCTGGAACTGCTGCATGTAGGGCGTCGTGACATCGGTGGCCTGAATGCTGGCCTGCGTCGGGGTCGCATACGTCGGCTGCTGCACGCCGCCGCCAAGGCCCAGCAGGGCCTGATAATCCTGGAGCGGCTGGTTCCGCAGCGTCTGCGTCTCGTTGATCGACTGGTTGCGGAGCGCCTGAGCCTGCGAGAGGTTCTGGCCCGCGATGTTGCCCGCGTTCAGCGTCGCCTGATTGGAGGCGTCCACCAGCGCCTGGTCCTGCCCTTCCATGGCGCGCTTCCACGCCTCGGAGCCTTGCGCGATGCCCTGGTTCTGGAGCTGGACCTGCTGGCCTTCCCGCGAACGGTCAAGCTCCTGCCGCGAGCGCGCGATGCTCGCGTCATAGCCCTGCTGGCGAAGCTCGTCCTGCGAGCCCGGCAGCGCCGGTGCGCCGTCGAAACTCAGCGGCGTGTTGACGGTATTGTTGACCTGCCCGAGGACGTTCTTGGCGGTGTCCAGCGCGCCCGACTGGAGGCCCGTCGTCTTGTTGTAGATCGCCTGTTGTTCAGGCGAGAGGGTCTGCGTGGCCGTGAAGGTCGGGACTTCGTTGCCGCCGACGTTGGTGGAGCCCGTCTGGTTGTAAGTCAGGTTGCCGTAGGGCGTGATCTGGTTGGTGTTGCCAAGCAAAGCGTTCGCAACGCCGGTATTGACGTTGGATTGCGTCTGCTGCTGGGCCACCTGACCTGCGTTGAACGTGGGAGCCGAACCGCCGCTCTGCACTTACGCCGCCTTCTGGAGGACATCAGATGTCCCCCACTTTTTCTCCCACTCTGGCCGGATGACTCGCCATTCGCTGGCGTGCTTCCCCTTGCCGTAGAAGTGCCCTTTGACCGCCTCGTTCGTGAAGCCCAACCCCTTGAGGAGTCGCTTCGCACGAATGTTCGTGTCGCTGGTGCGTGCTGAGATTCTGAAAACTTCCAGCTGTCCAAATACGTGAGCGCCAAGCTCAACCAGCATTTGGGGGCTGAAGACGAGGTATGATAGCGCAGCCGCGCTAACTTCTAAAGTGCCAAATTGCGGCTTGTACTCGGAGAACACGACGCCCCCGATAAGCGCCCCATCCGCCCGCAGGACACCCACCCCGGCGTAGAGGTCGCGCCACAGGGGGCGTTCGATCGGCGCAAGGTTCGACACGAAGTCGATAACAACCTGATCGTGCCCCCAGAGGAGCGTCCGCTTCACAGCGGTCCCCCGCTCTCCGCAATGGCGTCGAAGCTGTTGATGATGCAGCCACCGTCGCGAACGATCCCCGCCATGTGGACGGATGCCCAATTGCCGATGGCGCCCGTGGACTGCCAGCGCGAGTCGAGCAGGCTCTGCCCGCCCCAGGTGCCCGGCCATGCCCACGGCCACACCATGCCCACCGTCGCCGCGGCCAGAGGCGGGACGCCCGGAGCCGGCACGGAAGACACGAAATCCACGTTTATGTTGATGCCGTAGGCGACGCCCGCGCCGACCTGCAGCGTCGGGCGCACCATCTTGAAGAACTTGTTGGTCGGGCCGCCGACCTGCTGCCAGCTTGTCGCCATCTCCCAATTGATATTGCCGCCCGCATCCTGCCGGCCGTTCTCGGCCTGATAGACGACCCCGGTATTGCCCCCGAAATACAGCTTGTCGTTGGCGACGCCCCAGCACCCCGCGTTCATGTTCTGGAACTGGCACCACGCGCCGGTGATTGTGTTCATCACGATTTGGCTCTGGCTCGAGTTCGTCACGGCCGGGATATTGACGATCAGCATGCGCGCCTTGGGAAACACGCAGGGCGACCAGCCGAAATTGGTCTTGTAGGATTCGGCATACTGGCTGAACAGCGTCTGGATCTTGCCGGTGATGGTGGCCCGCTGGATGCTGGAGCGGTCGAACTGCAGCGCCGCCTGCATGGAGACCATGCCGTCCTGCGTGAGGATGCCCAGGTCGCCGTTGAGCCTGACCGTGCAGCGCCGCCCGATCGGCATGCCGACATCGAAGCGGCCCGCCAGGGTCCACGTATTGGCGCTCGACGGGTCGGTGCCCTGATAGACCGCGACCTCGCCGTTGTTGGTCACGATGGCGAGATAGTCGTCAGGCCCCTCGCCCGCGTCGTTGGAGAACGAGCCGAGGCCGATGATGTAGCCGCCCCGGCGAAAGACCGAGCCCAGCGGGTACAGCGTGGCCGCTCCGGCGATGGATTGCAGACCCAGATACCAGAGGTCCAGCGTGTCCTTCTGGGCGAACCAAAGGCGTTCCTTGAACTGGCAGACGTTGATGAACGTCGAGGACGTGCCCACGGTGATGACCGGGGTGGCCCATGACGAGCCATCGTAGGACCGCATCGAGTCCGCGCCGTTGCAGGCGATCAGGTACATGCCGCCGGAGGTCTTGATGTTCGTCCACTGAAAATCGACGTTCGTGAGGCCCGTGACTGCGGACGTTCCGGCCCCGGCAGCGGTCACGTCGTAGATCACGGTCCCCGCCCCGGCGAACAGCTTGTCCACGCCCGTCAGGCCGTTCCATGTCAGCAGGGACCGCACCGGGTTGGTCATGCCCGTTGCGTGCGAGGCATAGCCTCCCCTCACCCGGCAATAGTTCGCCTCGGGGAACACGTTGGTCAGGATCACCGCGTCATCGGGCTTCATGTCCGTGTAGGAGTCGCGGACGTTCAGGCCGCCCGTAGGCGCCGGGATGCTAAAAGGCTTGGAGAACTGCCGGAGCGAGGCGCGCTGGTTGGGGGCTTTGTAGAGCAGCATCAGGAGAACACCGAGGCCGACAGCGTGCCGCTGCCCAGGTTGACCGGAGCGCCGGTATTGTTTCGGAATGTTGCGGTCACGGTATCGGTCGCGCTCACGTTGCCGGTGAGCGTGATGCCCTGCAGGTCGAGGCTGAACGCCACCATGGCGACCTTGCCCAGCGTGGCGCCAACGACGGTAACGGTCGTCTGGTCCTGCGCCCCGTCCAGAATGTCGGGCGGGTTGTAGGTCTTGGAGCCCTGATACCAGCGCGTCGGAAGCTGGGCGAAGCGCGCGGCAACCTGCTTACGCCACAAGACCTGCGGGGCGACTTGCTGCAGCTCGTCGGCCATTTAAGCCGGGCCGGGGAAGTTGAATTGCGGCGTGTAAGGTCCAGCCAATGCGGACCATGCCGGGCCAGCGGCAGAGAGGACCGGAAGCCCCTTGGAGCGCGAGGCCGCCGTCTGCACGAGCGAGGCCCAGGTTGCCTTCTCCTGGTCGCACTCCAGCTTCTTTTGCGACAGGAACCGCCACGTCACGCCAAGCTCGACGATGACCTCATCGAATATCGAGGTGTCCGTGTCGGCCGTGAAATACGGCTTTGTCGGCACGGTGTCGCCCGCCGCATAAACCGCATACTGCGAGATGTAGGTGTAGGCCAGCGTGTCGCCCGCGGGCGGCGTCGGGGCCGTGTAGAAGTCGTTGCCCTGCAGCATGTAGCCGTAAAGCACGCTCGTCAGGATCGGCCGCGCCTTCCATGCCTGCCATGTCTGCGGGTCCATGGGGCCAAGCACGGGCCGAGACATGGTGCGATCCCATGACGTGCTGGGGATGATGTATTCCAGATCGGCGGGCTGCGAGGTCGAAGGCTGTACCTCCGTCGCCGTGGTCGTGAAGGTGTGATCCCGCATCAGCTTGCGCCAATAGGTGTCGGGCCACTTCTTCAGGATCGCCAACTCACGATTGAGCAGCGAACGCATCTCGATTGTCTGCGCGTCCGTTGCGGAGAACAGCGCCTGCGGGATCGGAAGGGCCTGCGCGGCGCAGACCGCTTGGACGATCGAGAGGGCTGTCACGGTCTAGGCCGCCTTGGCGCGCTTGGGCTTGTCTTCCTGCGACGCAATCGAGGCGATGAGGTCGTCCACCTGCTTCTGCAGGGCGGCGATGGTCTTGTCGCGCGAGGCAAGCTCGCTCTCCAGGCGCACGGTCGGCGCGGCGACGGCGCGGGCCTCCAGATGCTTCTTGGCCTTGTCGCGAAGCTCCCAGAAGCCCATCAGCTCGTTGCCGGCGGCGTCGGGCATGTCCGACAGCATCTCGACGGTGGCGACGCCACGCGCCCGCAGGTTCATGGCCGTGGCCGGCGTCATGCCGATCAGATCCTTCAGCGGCGTGCCGATGGCTTCCGCCTCGGTGCCCGCCTTGTAGTGCTTGACCTGCTCGGCGTACTTGTAGGCGTTCTCGCGGTGCATCTTGACCGTGCCATCGGGCAACACGCGCTCGATCTCGTGCGCCACGTTGCTCTTGGGCATGCCCATCGGGGCCACATAGGCGATCAGGACGTTGTCGTAGGTCTGGACGCCGGTTTCCGTGGTCGCCTTGGCGTTGACCTGCGGTTCCTGCATGAAATAGACGGCCAGGGAGGGAAGATTCGGCGGCCAGCTCGGGTCGCGCCAGCGGTACATCTGCGGGGTCTCGTAGCTCATTCCATGGCCTCCTTAAGGCTTCCGGGGGTTAATAGAGGGACGCGATGTTTGCGACGTTCGTGACAAAGGTTGTGGGCGGCGTGAAGGACGTGAGGGTGCCGTAGACCTGCGTGGTCTGGACCAGAACGCCGAAGTTGCCGACCGTGTGCGTGTTGTACCGAGCGGTGCCGCTGTCGTACTGCACCTGCAGGAAGTAGGTGGCGGGGCCAACGGCGGCGTAGGGCGCAGCAAAGGGCACGCGCTGGTAGGCGTCCGTGCCCAAGCCCGCCGTGCTGGCCGACTTGGCGGCCGCAATCGGAGCGCCGGTCGAATCCGCAAGGCCAACCGTCACGTTGCCGGTCACGTCCGAGCCGTTGAACAGGGCGACGCCCGTGATGGTCATGTTGCAGGGGACGAAGATTTCGGAGACGTAGGTCTCCGTGATGACCGGCGTCGAGTCGTTGCCCGATCCCGCCGCATCGGCGGGAAGGCCGCCCGTCGCAATCGGGCGAGGCGAGGCGGAGAAGCCTGCAGCCGGAACGACACCGGCCGTCGTGGCAACGGTGCCGGAGGCGGGCAATGTCAGCGCCGTGGTGGCCCCAACCGTCCACGTAATGCCGAAGGCGCCCGTGATGGTCTGCGTGCTGGCGGCGTTGTTGGCAACGCCCGTGCCGCCGAAAGCCGCGCCGACCGGATTGCCGATGATGCTGCTGTCGTTGGCGCCCTGTGCCAGCGGACGGTCGATGGTCAGGATGACCTTGTTCGTCGCAGGCACGCCGTTGGCCGAGGCCGCAACGGCGTTCAGCATCTGCTTGCCGGCTACCAGCGTGGCCGAGACCACGCCAGCCGCCTGATAGAACACGTCATCGCTGGCAGTGATCGAGCCGCTGGAATTGGCGACGGCCGATCCGCCGATCTGATACCAGCCCCAGGTGCCCGCCACCGTGGCCGCCGTCGCGACACAGAGCGAGACCGGCATATTAGCCGTTCCCGCCCATGGCACGACCGCAGCCGTGGCTACAGAGGCGTTGTAGTCGATCTCATAGGAGCAGACATCGCCTGCATCCACGTTCGCGGCCCCGGCGAGGTAGATGAACTCCCCCTCGCCAAGGGTTTCGTTTCTGAACCGCGCAACCGTGCCAACGGCAGTCAGTTGCGTGGAATCGACGGAGCCTGGATAGCTGAGCCCAAGCTGAGAGGTAACCGAGACCCAGCTAGCCATGACTTAGACCGCCGTCTGCGAGCAGGGATACGACAGCAGGTAGATCGCCTGCGCCGCGCCCGGTACTGCATCGGCCGAGAGGGCGATGGCGCCCTCGACGTTCTTCGTGGCGACCGCCGCGGCCTGAACGACCGCAGTGGCCTGCCATGCAGCGCCGTTGCCCGCAGCGATGGTGCCGCTGATCGAGCAGATGGCGGCGCCGGCCCGCTGATACCACGCCCAGGTCGAGGCGACCGAGGAGCAGGTGGCAACGGCGAGCGGATACGGCAGGTTCGCCGTGCCAGCCCAGCGCGTGGTGGCGCCAGTGTTGGCCGTGCCATCCGAGGTGCTGTAGGTGACCCAGTTGCCGATGACGGTCGAAGCCGCGCCCGGCAACCAGATGAAGTCGCCCTCGCCCAGGTACGTCGTTCCGATGTCGCGGAACTTCGCCGTGGTGCCGATGGGGAGACCCATGTTGGTGGTGTAGACGATGCCGGGCTGCGGATAGCCCAGCGTGTCGGTGACAGAGACCCAGAGACTTGCCATGATGTTTGATCCTTTCGTATGAAGTGAGTGCTAAGTGATTGAAATCACTCAACAATCTCTACTTCAAAACACCCTGTAGAAAGCCGTTGGAAATCGTCATGTTGCCGGCCCAGCCGATGAGCTTGATGACGGCATCCTGGTTGGTCGAGTAACGGTCGGGGTCCATCACCACCATGTTGCGGTCCTTGTGGGGCCGGAAATGGAGGTAGTTGGTGTTGAGGAAGTACATGTGCGAAGCGGCCGCGCCGCCAGCAGCCGGACCCGGCGGCGGAGCCGTCGAACCCTGATAGCCGCCGTCAAGGACGACCGGGGTGTTGCCCATGTACGCCAGCGAAGTGAAGCCGGCCGACGCATAGTCGGGATCGGTCACGCGCTGGATAAGCTGCAGCGAGCCCTGGTACGCCGTGTACGCCACGTTGTCGCACAGGATGATGCGCGGGCGATCGTTGCCGCGAACCAGCTGCACCCACATGGAGTTCATGTCTTCCTGGATGCCGGCCGCCGTGAAGGTGCCAGTGCCGGCGATGTTGGCCCAGAACGGCCACGTGGTGCGCGAGATGCCGCCGACCGAGTTGGTGGGCGTATCGGCCACGAGAAGGCGGAGACCGCCGATCTCCTTGCCGCCCGAGCCGGTGCCGTCCGAATACATCGCGCCAGCGACCACGTTGTCCATCGTGGTCTCGGCGTTCTGCACGCGGGAGGCGACGAGGTTGATGGAACGCTCGGCGCCGCTGTTCTTCAGCTGCTCTTCGCCGGAGACCGAGACGGCCACGGCCAGGAGCTTCATGTCGAACTCCGCCATGGAGAAGGTCTCCTGCGGATTGATGGCGACGGTTTCGTACCCGGCGTACCAGGTCGCGTTGGTGTTGTTGGCGTAGTTGATTTCCTGGTCGATGACTCGACCGCCATCGAAGGGCATGAGGCCCTGACCGCGCTTGGAAAGCTCGCGGAGGATGGCGTTGTTGCGCGTCACGTTGTCCGCCAGCTTGTGCGTGCGGTTGCGAAGCGTGGTGGTGATGAGATCACCGATACTGTTTGGAACGGCCATGTGAGAGTCCTAGCGTTAGGCTCCCGCCAACTCGCTCGCTGCCGCGCGCACGTCGTCGAGAACCGATGAACCTTGGCCCCCCGTTCCGTTGGTAGCGCCCGGAAGCGGAGAACCGCGAAGAGAAGCCCCCAGCGCCTTGCGCGCCTTCTGGACTTCTGCGGCTTGCTTTCGCTGGGCTTCCTCGGTCCTCTGAGCTTCAAGCTGGGACTGAATGGCTGGGTTGAGCTTGACCGCCTTGTCGTAGGCGTCGTGCATATCTGCGGCGATGCCCGCCTTGAGGAGTTGGCCCATGTGGACCTTCACGTCCTCGAAATACGGGTGCTTTGGATCAGCACGGAACGCTTCGATCGTTGACTGAAGTTGCTGGTTTTCGCGTTGCGCGATCTGTGCCTCGAATGGCTGCAGTCGCTGCTGGACGCGTTGGTCGATGATCGACTCGATGTCGGGCTGCTGGGGCTGGGTGCCGGGCTGTGCGCCCTGCTGTCCGCCTACGAGTGCCCGAAGGTCGATTCCTCGGCTCTGCGCGATATGGTGGATCAAACCTGCTGGATTGTCAACGGACATGCGGGCAAGCGAAAACAGCGCCTGCATGCCGGCCTGCGTGGTCCCGGCCTCGTTGATAAGCAGTTGCTTGTGGGAGTCGATCAGTTCGCGGAACGGCGCAACCTCGGCCTCGGCTTGGGCGACGCGGGCGTGCTGCTCCACAAGCTCCTGGCGGACGGGCGCCGGCAGCTTGCCCCAGCTGATCTTGGCCGAGCCCTTCCAGTTGACGGGCGGGATCTCCAGACCTTCGAGGGGCTTGGGCGCGTCCTTGGCCGGCGGCGTCTCGACCGGAGCGGCGGCGACCGCAGGCGTCTCGGCAGGCTTGTCCTTGAGCTTCAGCGTCTCGCGCGGCTTGTCGTCCTCGGACTTGGCCTTGAAGCGGCCCGCCTCGTCGCGCTCGCGTTCCGTGCGCTCGGCGGGGCTTTCCTCGGGGGCCTCGATCGCGGGCGTCTCCACAACAGGCTTTTCGCCCGTCTCCAGTTCGACGGCCGCAGCCCTCACGTCGTCCAGCAGATTGTCGGTCTCTGTTGCCATGGTCAGGCTCCTGATTTCCGGCTATGATTGCGAATGGAAACACGCGAAGAACACGCCCGGCGGCTTGAGGAAATGACGAGCCTTGATGGGCTGGCGAAGGCCATCCGCGAGACGTTCGCGCGCGGTGAGACGATCAAGATCGCGCCGTGGTCGTTCTGGAAAAACTCAGCGGCGCTCAACGCCGCTGCTCCCGCTGACGAGCCAGCCAGTCCGCCGTCCCGTTGTGATTCCCCGCGATCTGATCTGAAGCGTCCTTGACCATCTGGCCGTACTCGGCGCCGGTATGCTGCGGCTTCTTGCTGGCAAAGTTGGTCTCGCTGCCGACCTCGACGAGCCCACGCGCCCTGTTCTCGGCACGGTGGCGGCTCTTGCTGTCCAGCATCATGCCGCTGGGCATGTGCTTGAGGCCGTTCACGCCCGCGCCTACGTCGTCGGAGATGACGGCGGGGCCTTCTGGGCGCTCCTCGAAATAGTTGTCGCGAATCTCGACAACGGCCTCCAGGTCGGCGTCGTAGCGGAACCGTCTACGCATTGGCGCCCTCTTTCGGTTTGGCCTTGGCTGCGGCCAGTTTCGCCTTCTGCTGCGCGTCCATGGCTTCCATCTTGAGGCCGTGGCCATGCTCGGCCGCCTCCTGCCCATGCTGCAGTTCCTCGCGCCGGAGTGCGGCGTCCGCCTGCTTGGTCTCCATGTTGAGCGCGTGTTCCTGCTGGAACATGGCGAACTCGGCCCTTAGCTCCTCCATCCGCATCTGGAACTCGGCCTGCCGCTCCTGCATGTTCATCTGGTGGTCGGCCTGTGCCATCTGGCCTTCCATCTGCGTCTGCTTGATCTCGGCCTCGGCCTTGATGGCCTCGGCTTGCACCTTGGGATCGGGCGGCGGGGGCTGCGGGTTGGCGGCCTTCTTCTTCATCTTCTCGACGAACTCATCCACCGCGCTCTCGATGGTGTCGGCCGCCTTCCACTGGCGCGTTGTCCACGCCATCAACTCGCCAAGGAAGTCCACGGCGTCAGGCTCGGCCTGCATGATGGGCAGGGCAGCGGTCATAAACTCAGCCACTGCCGTCACGAAGCCCGCAGCGGACGCCTGCTGCGCCTGCTGGTCGGGCTCGATGGTGCTGTCCGTCTCCACGTCCACGACGAAGCCGCGCAGCTTCTCGTCGCGCAGGAGGGCCATGACCTCTTCCCATGTGGGCTCGTTCATGGCGTCGAGCATTTCCGGGGTAGGCTGGGGCAGCGACGGCGGCGGCGGGACGGGCTGGCCTGCCTGCTGCGCCTGTTGGGCCGCCTGCTGGTATTGCTGCATGAACTGCTGGGCTTTGCCGATCATCTGCTTCTGCTGTTGTGTCAGCAGCTTGACGCCTGACATGGCCTCGATGACTTCCTGATTGAAATGCTCGCAGATGATCTCAGCCTTCTTGCGGAGCAGGTCGCGGATGAACCGCTGCACGTCCTTCTGGCTCTCGCGGATGCGGACGCCGCCGAACTGCGCTTTTAGCTGCTGGGCAGTGGCCGTCTCGCTGGCCTCCGTCGCGCCCCGCATGATGTCCGAGATGCCGGTGACCTGATACATGACCTCGACGGCCTTATCGCGGGCCTCGAAGCACCAGATCAGGCATTGCGCGATCTGCTCGATCGGCATCCACAGGACGGCCTTCTCCAGCCCGCCCTTCTCCAGCAGAAACGCCATGTTCTCGATGGGGATCATGTCGGCGTCGCCGCTGTCCATGAGCTGCTTCAGCGCGTCGATGTCGCCCGCGTAGACGCCCCGCATCTTGAGCGAACGGCTGAGCGTGCCGATGCGCTGTGTCAGAAGGTCGATCTCGTCGGCCTGATCCACGTACTGCTCGAAGTCGGGGACCGGGATCGTGCTGTCGTTGGTGGTGGTGGACTGCAGCGGGCGCGGGCACGGCCAGAAGTCGTCGAAGTTGACTGGCGGCGGCATGATCGCAAGCGGGGCCTTGGCGTAGCCCGTCGCCATCTGGATCACCTGCTTCTCGGTCTGGTCCCAGATCACCCAGACGACGGCCTTGGCAGGCCCCATGTCGTCCTGAAGGCCCTTGTTGTCGCCGCCTTCCTTGTGGTCAAGGGTGATGTTGTCCCAAACGTCCTGCGCGAAAGCCTCGTCACCGTCGCTGTTCGCCAGCGCCACGTCGTAGCACTGCTTCTTGGTCAGGAAGACGCGATAACCCCAGAACCAGTTTTCCTGCCAGATCCGTGCCGTGTTGGTGATGATGTCTTCCCAGTGGATGTAGCGGGTCTCCGCCGCCTGCCAGCCCACCTTGTCCTCCGCGACGGTGGGCACATACTCGACAATGGCGGTGCCTGAGCCGGGGAGCAGCCGGTCCTCGACCACCTGCGTCATCACATGGTCGAAATCCTCCATGCCGAGGCTGTTCTGGAGGCAGTTCTGCAGCACCATCGACGCGGTGCGGCCCACCGGGTCCTTGGTCTTGTTGCGGCGCGATACATTGGCCTTGGGCGTCATGCTGTAAAGCACGGGCTTCTGCGTCTGCACGTTGGACCACAGGACGTTCATGCGCCGGTTCGCCAGGGGGACGCCCAGCGTGGTCAGCGTGCGCTTGTTGCGGAACCGCTTGATGATCTGCCGGCCGCGCGTGATGAACGCCTTGCGCTTCTTCTCGGCGGACTGGATGTTGCTCAGCCAATAGCGGGCGATTTCCTCGGGCGTCTTCTCCGCCTTGGGCTCGTCTTCCTGCTGGTCGGTGACGGTGTTGTCGTCTAGCGCCATTTGGCGTTGTCCTTCCAAGTGGTTGATGGTAGGGTGGCGCCATGACGAAATATTTGGGCATACAGGCCCGGAAAAACTGGCCCCTTCCGCAGCGTTTGGCGTTCCGAACCGAACCGCCTAACTCCAACGGGTGCACGCTGTGGTCGGCGTACAAAAACACTCGCGGCTACGGCGTAATGATGTGGCAGGGAAGCGCACAGCTCGCTCATCGAATGGCGTGGGTTAATGCCAACGGGCGGCCGATTCCGGACGGCCTGAACGTCTGCCATCGCTGCGATACGCCCGCTTGCGTGAACCCCGATCACCTGTTTCTCGGGACGCACGACGACAACATGGCCGACAGGGGCGCAAAGGGCCGCACGCTGACGGGGCGAGGAACGCGGCATTGGTCCGCTAAACTGACTGAGGATCAAGTCCGAGCCATTCGCGCGGACACAAGGATGGGCACGGAGATTGCCCACGCGCTCGGCATTTCCAGCAGCACCGTCTACGCCATCAAGGCTCGGCAGAAATGGGCGCATCTCCCTGATTGAGCTAGCCACGGTTAAGCTCCCGGGCGTGGTCAGCCCATAGAGTCTCCATGGTCGGTGCGCCCTTCCCGCTCGGCTGGCCGATGGCGATGCCCGGAAACACCGGGTCGGCCTTGGGCTGGTTCTTGGGCAGATACGGGCGGCTCATGCAGGCGTAGCGGCACTCGTCGGGCGCGTGATCCTCGGCCTCGGTGTCCACGTCCTCGGGCTTCAGCTCGTCATGCTGGAGCGCCGGCAGCGTGCGGATGATGTGCGTGCAGGTCTCGAAGAAATAGATCATCGGCCGCTCGCCATCGCCCTTCAGGCGGGCGCGGACCTGATCCCAACCGCCCAAGGCGCCCATGCGCGCGGTGCGCTTGTTGTCGGCGTGGCGGAACTGGACGCGCTTGCCGGAGCCCAGGTACATGCGCTCTGCGATGGACGGCCCGCCGTCGTTGCTGAAGGCGGCCGGGTCGAGGACGCTGTGGCCGTTCTGGACGGTCTCACCGTCCTCACGCTCGGCAATGCCTTGGCCGACTTCCTCGGCGGTGAGCTTCAGCCCTTCGTTGGGGGTGCCGTTCCAGCCGTACCACTCGCGATAGCGAACAAGTGCTCCTCTGGGCAGCTCGGGCACCGAACCATCAGAGATCGCCCACCAGCCGACGCTAAAAGGGCGGGCCGAGCCCCAATCGGCACTCCGAAAGCGCGGCCACATCTCAGGCAACTCACGGGGGCGAATGATGTGCTGCGGGCCAAACTCAGGGAAGAATGCGCCTGCAATGACATTCCAATCACCCTCCAGCCACGCCCGCACTAGCTCGGTGCCGCCGCTCATGTGCAGGTTGGCGACGTACTCTGCGCCCAGGTAGGGGTTGTCCTCGACCCGTGACGGAATGTAGACGCGATCCCTGCCAATGCCGCCGAATGTGAAGTTCAGCACCTTCCAGCCCATGGGGGCGGGGTCGATATAGCGCGCCTTCACCCACTGATGGCCGGGGCCGCCGGGGTTGCCTGTTGCGCGGAAGCCACAGGGCACGCCATGGCCGCTACGCAGCGTCGCCATCAGCTTGAGGATGGGCTTGTCGCTGGGGAAGTTGCCAATTTCCTCGACGTAGACCCGCGTGTAGCTGTGGCCCTGGTAGGCGTTGGCGTCCTGGTCGCGCTCAAGGTAGGCGAACCGCAGGCGTGCCCCATTGGGAAAGCGCCACATGTTGTCGGTGAGCTTGGCGCCCAGCGGCTCGTAAATCTCCCGGCTGCGCTCGATCGTCTCGACCAGCTCCGTCCGCGTGCGGCGGACCATCAGGCCAATGGCATGCTCGCCGTATTGGTCGGCATGGATGACGAACTCGCCCAGAACCGCGTCGGTCTTTCCCCCGCCGCGTGCGCCGCCGTACAGGATCTCGAACACCGGGCACGTCACGAACGCGGTCTGCGGGCCTTTGGAGGGCGCCCAGATGACGGAATGGTCTGTACCGTCAGGCATCAGTGGGGGCCATGCTTGTTGGCCCACTCGTCCGCGTTCTTCGCGGGCTGTGGCGCCTCGACCACCATGCGCTCGTCCTTGATGGTCGTCTCGCGGCGCTCCACGAACATGCCGATATGCTTGCCTTGGAGTTCGCTCGCCCGCAGGGCCGATGCGTACTGCGCGGCGATCGTGGCTGCCTTGCGCGTATCCTCGATGTCCTTCAGCACCTTCTCGGCGGTGATGCCCAGCGTGCCGGCGCGCGTCTCCATGGCTTTGGCGACGGCTGCAGCTACCTTAATATTTCTCAATAACTGGGCAGCACCCTGCTCTGCAGTCTTGGCGCTGTACCCAGCACGAATGGCCGCCTGCGTGGCGTTCAGGTCGATCAGGTATTCAGCGACGAAGCGTGTCTGCTTGGGATTGAGGGGCTTGTCGGCCAAGGCTGATGCTCGCTGTTGCGGCTCTCAGCCTTCCAAGGGCAGCAGCTTACATTTGAAAGTCAAGCCCGGCGGCGTCGTGAAGCAGCCACGCGCGCCGGCTCCATCCCTCACGCTGGTTGAATGCCCTCAGGCCAAGGGCGCGGCGATGCTCCTGCACGGTGCGGAGGGCGCAGCCCGTCTGCTTCACGATCTCGGCGTCTGGGACTCGGCGCTCGATCATGGCTTGGGCTTCCTCGGTCCATTTGTTGCCGTTCATTTATGGCTCGCTTCGCTCGCGGAGAACCGGGGCTGTCACCTTACGAAGCAATGAACTGGCTCGCGCCGAAGACGCTCGCGGGAGTCCTGCAAGGGGGTCCTTCCTGCTCATGTCAGAACGCCGAACGGGAAATAGGTCTTAGCCACGGGCACATCATGCCTTCCCCGTGGTAGTTCCCGCAGTGACAGCACTGCCCCGGCATGAGTTGCCCCGGCCCTAGCGGCACCTGCGGTGGACGGTACCCGCGATATTCCATCGGCATTGCGCGCTCGATTTCCTCGCGGATAATCTTGCGCAGGCTGTCTTCAAGTTCGCTCATGTCCCGTACCTCCACACTTCGTAGGCCAGATCACTTGAAGGCTCGGCGTCACGATGCTGCCAGCACCAAAACGGCGTGCCCGCGCCCGTGATCCGCTGGCCTTTGCGCCAGACTGTCTCCAGCCACGCGACGCAATGCTCGTCATCCAGAAGCACAGGCCACCATGCGAATGAGCGATGCCATTTCTGGAGATCCGGCTTGTCCTTGCGCCACCTCATGTCATGCCCTCATTGGCGAGCGTCTTCGGCGCGAGCGAACTCACCTCCCCATTCCGCCGCCACGCCGCCAGAATTGGCGCAGGAACGCGGGTCATGCCGGGCCCGCAAGGTGATTCAAGATCGCGCGCTTCAGCCTCAGTCGGCCTTCCATGCGCTTCTCGCAGATGTCTTTGAGTTCCGGCCATGACGGCGTGAATTTGGCCTCGCGTCCACCCTCGACCCAATACTCGCAGGCGAACTTCACCACGTCGGCGGGATATCCGCGCAAGTCCTCGACCATCGTTTCGGCCATCAGCCTCGCCTCGCCGTCGCCTTGCACGCGGGACTTAGTGCGGACCATCAGCCTTGCGACCTCGTGCGCCGCCTCGGCGTGCGTCGCTGGTCGGCAACTCGCGTCCAACTGCATCAGGTCGTACTGAAGATCCTTGCCGCTCGCCCCCGCCAGGATTCGGCACTGGACCAATTGCACGCCGTCGAATTGCCCGTCAGGACCGAACTGGTCCGTCGTTGCCGTCTCTAGATGCGATAACAGCGAGCTGCTCATAGAACGCATCGTTTCCTCGGGGAGCGCGAACGGGCGAAGTTGCTGAACGACCCACCGGCCGAGCGGCGTCACGGCGACACCACGTCCTGAAGGCTGCATTCCAGTCTCGCTTGAGGGCGGTTGGCCCGTTGGCGGCAAGCCACCAGTCTGCGAAAGCATCGGCCGTGGTGTCGGGGTCGATCCCGCGTTCGGCCGCATAGGCACGCCCCGCCGCATCGGGTCGCCATCCTTCGGGAAGTCGGGTGCCGGATTTGCCATTGGTCGATCCTTTCGGTGTGCTCGGCATGGGGGCGCGCTCCCTAGCTTTAGCTAGGGTCTGTTCTGTCTCTGCTTCTGTTTCTGACTCTGAGGGCGTTTCTGAAACCGTTTCATGCCGTTGCCGAAACCGTTTCACTCGTTCCGTTGAAACGTCGTGCTTGTATTGCAGACCGTTCCAATTGTGCGGCCGGATGCCCCTGTCATCGTGATCGAACAGGCCAGCCGCGACCAAGGCATCCAGCGCCTCGGTCATCACCTTGGGCGCGACGCGGAACTCGACGGCTAGATCAGCGTGAGGCGGGAGCAGCCCGTCATTGTCGGACGCCACGCAGACAAGGTTGAACCACCAGCGGAAATGCTTGTCGGATAGCTTCAGTATCTTGGGATCATGTCGGGCGCGGCCATACGCGCGCCACCAGCGGCCACTCATTGCGGTCTCCTACGTAGACATTCCCGGCTCGCGCTTTCCACGACGCTTGCCGAGCATTGATATAACGCCGGGGACCGAAGCCCCCGGCGGCCGGAGTTGGAAACCTGACGTAGGCAGGCGCACCCGAGGGTGCCTCCGACTGGTCATGTGTACCGCGCCGGAACCTGCCGATGGAAGGCCACCAACAGCGCGAACAATAGCAGAACTACGCAACATCTGGTAGGGATAAGCCTGTGAATAGTGGCTCATGCTGGGCGCACCTTTGACCACAGCCGCATGAAGTCATGGGCGTCCATCACCACCACCCAATCGCAGGCGTTGCGCCGATGAAACACGACGCCGACCTCACCCTCGAGGCGAGCCGCGCGTGCCTGCTCGAGCGCGCCGTACAGATCCAGCCGCTGCGTGCGCTTGACCTCGATACTGGCACCTGGGAGGCCGACAACGTCTTGCGCGCCCTCGAGGCCGCGATACTGGACGCCACGGCGGCCTTCGTAGCCGTGCTGGCGCAGTAGACCCGCGACCTCGCGCTCACCTTCCTTGCCCTTGCGCTTTGACAACATGCCCATCAGGCGCGCACCCCATTCTTCGGCGTCAACGAAAGCGCCGCCGTCACCGCATCCTTGAGCCGGATCAGCGCCAACACCTTGTCGCCATGCCTTGCGCGCTTCTTGCGCTTGCGTGCGCGTCTTACTTCGCATTCAGCAGCGTAGAGAGAGAGGGACTCACGCTGGCGGAGGGTTTGGCGGGTCATGTCACTGCCTCGCTACGCTCGGGGGAGTCCTGCATGGTCTGCGGCCTGCTCATGGTCATAGGCGAAATCCCCTAGACCCCAGGTCCGCCGCGCAGGCTTCCGCACACCCGCCAGATGCTTCCGCGTCGAATAGCTGCGGTGGTGGCGGCCCTAGATGCTCGAACAGGGCGATCATCTCTCTTGCAGAACGATGACCACGGAAGGTCTTGCGCGGTCCCACTGTCTTGTCATTCGGCGGCTTGATGTGCCCATAGAGGTCCTCCATCTTCGCGCGCCAGAGGAAAAACTCTGGGTCTTTGTGGTAGGCCGCGTTCAGCTTCTTGTCTGACTTCTTGAAGCAGTCCACGCAGTTGCCGGAATACTCTTCGATCTTCAGGTCCCAATCGAACTGGCTGAAAAACCGCAGCACATCGACCTTATCGACATCAAACATATGGGCGAGCGGATAGATGAGCTTCTGTTGCTTGGCGGTCGGCGAGAGGCGGTCGGGCTCGTCGGCGCGGATACCGAGCGCCGTCCAGTAGTCGAGGCCCCAATGCTTCTCCGCATAGTCGTGGATTGGGTTGAGCTTCAATTCCCTCGTGCAGTGCGGGAACGTCTGATTAGGGAGGCCATATTTCTTAATGACCTCCTCATAGATGGCGCCATCCATGTTGATCGAGTTTTCGCCAACCACTGCTGCCGTGCTGGCTTTCCTCTCGCGATGGTGAACCACCGCCTCAACGTAGACGATGCCGAGCCCGAGGTGCCGATCGACGGCCCGCATAAAGCGGAACGATTCTTCATGCTCCCGGCTGGCGTTGGCGTTGACGAACATCATCTCGTATTCGTCGGACTTCTGTTCCTTCAGTAGGTGCGCCATATAGGCGGACGACCGGCCGTTGGAGACGCTGACGAGGAGCTTTGTCTTAGCCACTACTCGTCCCCGATGGCGCATTCACCAGCCGCCACACAGTGCGGATCAATCTGGCGCATCCGGTCGCAATGGCAGTTGTCGCAGGCGAGACGGGTCAGAAGATGCTCGGCCTTTTCCTCAGCGTGACGCTCCCGATATTCGGCTTCTGCTTCCCAGCGAGCGTCCGCCGCTGCTTTGCTGGCTCTGGTTTCTACGCTCATCACAGACCTCCCGGCTTGTTTTGGCAGAGCGCCGTGGGCAAATGTCTGCTCAGGCAAAACGAACAGACGGTCTCTTTTAGGAGCGGCGACTTTAGGAAGCCGGCCGATGCCTGCGGCTTCACGCCCTCTATTGCCTCCGCCAGCCGATCTATTGAGCGAGCGAGTTGCTTTGCTGTTTCGTCGCTGACGATCATGTGAGCCACCATTTCAGGCGATGCCAGATGGACGGCGTCGGCTTCGGCGGCGGGGCCACGGCCGCGTTCCACCCGTCGCGGTAGCCCTCGGCGTATGCGTAGTGTTTTTCGCTCGCCAGGATATTGGCGCGGCGCGTCTCCGTGCCCTTTGCCCGCGAGGCTTGGCGCTGCTCTGCCGTGCGGAGCTTTTGGCGCTCGCCTATCGTGAGGGGGCGGCTCATGCATCACTCCGCTCGTAGGCATCCAAGACTTGCTCGGCAGTGGGGCCTTTCCACGTCACGGCCCATCCCTGTTGGTCCGCGACCTCCAGGACGTAGGAAACGGGCTCGCCAAGCCGTGCGGCGACGACCTCGGGATGGATGCCGTCTTCAAGTTCTTCCTGCGCCTGCGGCCAAGCGTATTCCGGGCGCGATCCGTGCGGTAAGCCCTTCATGCTGCCTCCTGCATCTGTGTGGGCCGGTACTCGGGAAACCGGGCGTAAACGGCCTCCAGCGCCCTCGCGTGGATCTTCACCGCCTCGGGGTCTCCGATATCGAGGAGAAACCGCGCCCGGCGGTGGTTGTGCCGAATCGTGCTATGGTCCGGCTGGCCGAAGATCGCCGCCATGCGCGCAGAGGAAAGCCCCGTCAGTTCCAGCGCAATCTTGATGCAGATCCGGCGAACGGCGATCACCTCGCTAGGCTTCGCCCTGTCGAATATCCGCCATGAGTTGATGCCGTTGGCGTTGGCGGCGGCGATCACGATCGCGCGGGCGCGGGCAAGGTCAGCCGGGTCCGTCTCGCCCCAAAAGATTTTCACAGCATAGCCGACATCGCGGTAAGGCTTGATCGTCTGCTTGGCCTTGTGGACGCGGCTGGAGATATGGCCGGGCACTCCGCGCAGCTCGCGGGCCTCGCGCATCTTGGCCTGCGTCACGTAGTCGGTGCCGTTCTTTGCCGTCGCCAGAACCGGCTGCGGCAGTTCGATCGGCTTCGCGAGGACCGGCAGCCGAGGCAGCCGCGCCATGGCGGACGGAGACGCGCCCCTAGCCGCCATGCTGTCGTGCAGGCGCTTCAGCCGCGCGTGCATCAAGGTCATGTGGCCGGTGTCGGGTTCTACCGTGTAGTGCATCGTTCCCCCCAGCTATTGAGTTACTGTCCGTCTGCGTTCCGTGCCCGTTGGGCTTCGTCGTGATCGAAGAGCGGCATTGGCGGCTTCACGTTCTTGCCGATGAGCCGGTCAGCCTTTGCTGCCAAGCGGATGGCTTCTTCCCCCATCAACACGACCCGCGTGTAAATCCGCATCGCGCGCCAAAGCTGAAATCTTCGCCACAGACGCATGGGCGCTTTGATAAGCGCGCTCGATTGATAGGTATTCATCGGCCCCCAGCCTCAACGGTTCCTGATAGAAAAGTGCCCGCGCACGACGGATGGAGAGGCCGGCGCGTCGTGCGCCACGAGCCAGCCAACTTTCACGGGTATCGTTCCAGCCACGCGGGCCGGACAATTCGCAGAGCATCGTTCGTGCAAGGTCAGACGCGGGCACGGTAGACTTCTCCGGGTTTCTGGAAGACTTGTTCAGACGGTCGGACATCAAACGCTCCATGTTGCTTTGCATGGAACGCTTGAGCGTAATCGTGAGCCGCATCGTCAGCCGCCAAGCAGGGCGACGCGCTCACGTCGAAATTCAGGAGAAAGTCGCCACCGTCCCCGGCCCTTTGGGTCAGGCAGAGAACGGTGGCGCAGGTGGGCTGCGTGGAGTCGCAGCCATCGGGGGAGAACAGGCGGAAGGTGCTGCTGCGGGACTCCGCGAGCGCACGCGAGCCACCTCTAAAAGCGCCCTGCGAGGCAACGGGGAGGAAAGCACTCGCAGGGCCTGCAAGGGACGGGAGGAAACCGTCTTGCAGATCGGCGGGCAAAAGCCTCGCGCCGAATGGAATTGGACTACGGGCACCCCCGCCCACGAGGCCCAGGGGCCATTGCATCGCCCCGCTCAAAGCTCCTGGGCCTTTTCTCATGCGTGAGCCCTCGCCGGGGCCTTCAGGAACGGCGGGATATCCAACGGGTCCGCGTCGATCTCAGCATTGCGCCTGGCAAGGGCTAGGCGTTCGGCCGCCTTCCGTATCCGCTCGGCTTCCTTGGCTGCCCTCTCCGCTTCCCACGCCGCTTGCTGCTCAAGGACGGGAGCGGTGATGAACGTCCAGGTGCTGGCAGCGACGGGGCGGAAGCTGCTCGTTACAGCCGACACCCCGTCATTGCCCGCCGGTTCCGCCGGCGTTGCTTCGATTATCTCGCCCGTGTCGGGATCATGGCCGTCCACGAACGGAGAATTTTGGACAAGCTGGGCGAGGTTGCCCGCCGCGCCCGTCGATATGCCGCCAGCGTCGGCCGCCTCGCGGATGGTAGCGCCATTCTCTAGCGCCTCAATCGCCGCCTTCTTGCCGCCCAATGCGACCTCGTAGGCATGCACATAGTAGTCTTGCTCGTCTCGCTTGCCATCGCCCATGGCGCGGCGCTGCAGGACGATCCTGACGGCTTTGGTATCGAGTTGGTGCGGCTTGCACCGCTTCATAACCTCGCGCTGGTGATCCGTCTCGGCCTTCTGCCGCAGGCGGCTGGCCTCGATCTCGTCAACAATGCCCTTGAGGGCTTTGGTGTCGATGTTCATGCGGCCTCCGCGATCAGCGCCCTAGCCTCAGTCAGCAGTTCTTCGCTGAAGGTGTCGGTGAGCATGTCGAGATCGAACTCAAACCACTCACCGTGGCGGCGCAGGTGTGCGTAGCGATGATGCATCGCGCGCTCGCAATCGAAGGGGATCACCCGCAGAACCTTGAGGGTCGCGGGGCTGGATGCCTGGAGCGTTCGGATGCGAGCCGGCACGTCCTGACTTCTGCCGATCTTGACGAGCCTGCTTTTGCCCCCTTCAACGACATAAGTGCTGATGGCAGGCCAGCCGAGTTCGCGCGCCAGACCGGCCTCTTCCACCGCGAGCTTGGCGACGTTCGCGACCTGCTTGTAATGAATGTCGAGCAGTCGATTGACGAAGCTCATAAGCTGAGGGTCGGACTTGGACCGCCGCGCCAACGCGCGGACCTCCACGTCGGTCGGCTGGCGGGCGTCGCTCATGCCGCCACCTTCCGGCGCTTGGCAGACTTGAACAGGTCGGGGCGCAACTGGCGCACCGTGACCTTGCCGCCGGTGATTTCTTCGAGCTGGATGGCGCGCGCGGGTGGAATGCCGCCCTTCGACCACTGCGCGATGGCAGCGTCTGTGACGTTCAAAAGGCGCGCGATATCGACGTTTTTCCCGCCGATCGCCTCGCGTACCAGACCCATGATCGTGTTTGCCATGAAGCAACACTAAGTGATGCTACGGCATAAGGCAAGTATTTCTTAAGTGGTCTTTGCGAATAGGACTTAGGACAACTTCATGGTGGGGATTGGGAAGCGGATCGAGGAGGCGATGCTCAAGGCGCAGAAGACGCCTGTGGATATCGCGCGCCACTTGGGCATCAGCGATTCCGCCGTCCACCAGTGGTTCGCCAAGGATACGGGCCCAAAGCATGTCAGATTTCAGACACTTGCGACTTTCCTAGACGTTCCCGTCGCGTGGCTCGTCACAGGCGAAATTCCGCCTGACACACCGAACGTTGTCGGTAACGTGACCCTGCGACCGGATGGCGCACCGCTTCCCCCGTTGCTACTGTGGCGCGCGGCCCCCGTTGAAGGGGGAGAGCCGGGGGGCTGGATGGTAAAGCGCGAAAAGACGGGCGAAGTCGAGCGCCCGGATCGGCTTGAGTTTTCCCAGCGCGCCTTTGCATTGGAGGTGCAGGACAGTCGGAACGCGGACGTATTCCGGGCTCGGGACACTCTCCTCGTCAATCCCGACCGGACAGTGTTACCGAACGATGACGGTGTCTTTATTGGCGATCCTGACGCCCCCACGGGCGCCCAGACCGTCGTAGGGCGCCTTATACGGTCCACCCCCACCGAGTGGATCATCCGGCAGTACGCCGTGAAGGGCGAGCGCCGATTGGCCCGCCTCACCTACCCCAACGCCTGGTTTGTGGCCGGGGTCTACAGAAGCTAGCATTTTGACTGCAACTTAGGAACATTTCACCCACAGGGCAAAGCTGCGCTTTTATTCCTAAGTAATGCTTGCCAAGTCATTTAGCATAGCTTAGGTTGCTCCCATAGACAGACACTAGGGAGAGAGCAAATGACCGAAGCCAACAAGCAAGAGAATGGTTCAGCCGCAGTAGCGGCTCCTTTGATGGCGGGGCATACGCCGGGGCCTTGGACGGAGAGCGGAACCGCCGTTTACGCGGGCGACAAGATGATCGCTTCCGTCTACGGCGACCATCCGGAATGCAAGTACGACGCGCGCATGCAGGCCAACGCGCACTTGCTCGCTGCCGCCCCCGATCTGCTGGCGGCATTGCGTCCGTTTGCACGAGCGCGGATTGCCTATGTCCAAGCCTATCGCAACTTTCTTGTAGACGGCAACACGAGTGCAGAACGGCGCTTCTCGGAAGGCGAGCGCAAAGAGACCGCCGAGGAGGCGGCTTACGAAGCCCTTGCCGAAATCTCATTCGATGAGTTGGTCGCCGTCGTGGATGCGATTGCGAAGGCGGAAGGTCCCTCTCCCCTCTCCAAGGCGGAGGTCTAGTCTCATGACCCCGGTGGAATATGGAACTGCCTCCGCGCTTCGCGCTCCGGGGAGTCCCGCAGAGAAACCTTCCGACGCAGAACCCAAGCCCGCAGGCAAAATCCGGCACTGCTGGAACTGCGGCGCAGATATGGGGTTCATCGAGAACCGCTACTATGACCGCAGCGACACCTGCGAGAGCAACGAGTGCTTGCGCGCCGCTCGTGACGCTGCCGCCCAAGAGCGCGACGAAGCGCACGAGGAATTGGACCGAGACCGCGGCTGGGGGAGGTACTGACATGCCCGACACGAATCAACCCTACACCCTCTGGAACACCAGCCAGCCCAAGGCCACCGGCCTTCGTCGCAACATCCTGCTCGACCAGTGGGACGACACCGCCGACGAAATGCACGCCATTGAGCGGGCGGCGCTGGACTACCTGAACGCCCTCGATGTGGCGCAGCGCGGTTCCTACAACGCCAAGGCGGTCAAGTGCTTTGCGGACCACGCCGCCGACTTCGCGGGCCGCGCCCTCGATCTTCTCAGCGACATGCACGGCGACGCGCAGAAGCGCCTCGACGCCGAAGGCATCGCACCAGAGGAAGCCACCTACGACGACGGCATCCTGCGGGGCGAGTTTGAAACCTGGACCAAGCGAGCGGAGGCACGGCGATGAGGCGCACCCAGCACAAAATGATCTCGGTCATTCCTCACGGAGACCCCGACATCGGCGCGGAAGTCGAGTGCGAGATCGTGTTCAGCTTTCTCAAGGGCGCACCGGAGCAAGGCCCGTCCTACGCCAGGGGCGGACAGCCTGCCGACCCTGACGAGATCGAATTGGTGCGCGTTCGCCCGATCATCGGCGGCAAGCCCAGCGAATACGGCGGTGCCTACGCCGACATGGAGCAGTCGAGCCTGGAAGCCCTCGCAGAGGCGTGGCTGGATAGCGATGACGGTTTCTGTGAGGCGTGCGAGGTCGCCGCATCCGATGACGCGGACGCCCGTGAGTACGCGGCAGAACTGAGGGCCGACCGATGAACATCAAGGAACACATCGATGCGGGGCACTATCCGAAGGACGAGAAGGGCCGCGCGTTGGTGCCGATGCGCTGCGGACGGACGGCCACCATTCTCGCAACTGATTTGCCTTTCGGCCACTTCCGCATCATTGGCCACATTGGCGACTCGGTGACCCAGTGGATGCCGTGCGGTCATCAGTACAGCGACGAACGGGAACGGCCCGCCGACCTCCTCCCTCCCCCGCCTCGGAAGGTGAAGTCGATGGCAACGCTCTGCATTCCGATGCGCGACGGAAAGCGCGACATCCATCGAGTGACGGAAGTGCTGCTGGGCGATTGCACCGAGAACGGCGGGTACAACAAGGAATGGAAGTACGTCCTCCTCACCGGCGAATACGAGGAGCCGTGGTCATGAAGCCCCTCCCCTCCACCGCCATACGCGAGAACAGGGATGGCCGCGCCTGGGATGGCCGCACCATCGAGGAACCGCCCGCGCTCCGCCGCTCTACTTGGATCATGCAATGTCTGTTCGTCGGATTCTTCGCGCTGATGGGCTTCTCAATGTGTTCGCTGCCCTAGCGGGCAGCCTGTGTAGTTCCACCGATGAATTGTAGGAGGCAATCTTGACCGCACTAAAGACCAAAGACGCAATCGTGGATATCGACTTCACCTCGATGCCGGGAGCCAGCACCATGCCCGCCGTGCCGGAGCCTCAGGTGCCGGCGCTTTCGCCCGAGCCGACCACGATCCTGAACATCATCGAGCGGGCGTCGCGTGACCCCGCCGTGGACATCGACAAGCTCGACCGGCTGCTTGCCATGCACGAGCGCGTGAAGGCCGACAGCGCCCGGCTCGAGTTCGACAACGCCATGGCCGAGGCTCAAGAGGCCATGCGGGCAATCAGTCCCGACAAGGACAACAACCAGACCAAGAGCAAGTACGCCACCTATGCGGCACTGGATCACGCCACGCGGCCGATCTACTCCCGGTACGGCTTCGCCCTGAGCTTCAACACCGGCGACGCCCCCAAGCCCGATGAAGTTCGCGTACTCTGCACCGTCTCCCATCGCGGGGGCCATCGGCAGGAATACAAGCTCGACATGCCGGCGGACGGCAAGGGGGCCAAGGGCGGCGACGTGATGACCCGGACGCACGCCACGGGCGCGGCTGCCAGCTACGGTCAACGCTACCTGCTCAAGCTGATCTTCAACCTCGCCGTGGGCGATGTGGATGACGACGGCAACGGCGCGGACGGCGACGTTGAGGGCTTGGCTGGCCCCGACGCGCTCCGCAACAAGGAGGGTCAACTCCTGTCCTCCTACGCCTCCAACAAGGCCAAGGACTACACCTCGCGCGCGATCGAGAACATCAACCTGTCGGCCAATTCGGAGGCCGTGAAGGATTGGCGACGCGAGCAGTTCAAGGCCCCCAAGGGATCGAACGTCTCGCCCCTGGCATGGCTTGAGTTCAACGCGCCGAGCCAGTTCCAGCGCGTGAAGATGGCCTATGAGAACGTCACTGGCGAGCAGTGGTGACCCGCTGGCGGGCGTCCTGATCTGGGCGCTCGCCTTCGCTAAATCGGACGAGGAATTAAATTCATGGTGGCGACAGCACAAAGAACTGATCGGGCGGTTGACGCCGGAGGACCGCGACCGGCTGGTGGAGGCTGGCAGGGAAACGCGCGCCCGAATCGAACGCTCATCCAGAACCGTCGCCTCCATGCGGCAATAACGGATATTGCCGAGCAGTTGCCGTGGCCGCCGGAAACCGGAGAGATTCACGATGTCGAATGGTGGAAGCGCCGCCTGACCCTCCAGTGGCTCACTGAAACCGGCGAGCAACCGGACCTGATCGTGAGCCTGGACGGGCTACAGTTCGCCCTACTGCTCCCGCATACGAGCGACCTGAACACCAAGCAATGCGCGGCGCTTAACGAATGGATCTCCATATTCGGCGCCAAGCACGGCGTGACGTTCGGGAAGGACCCACAGTGAGGCGCGAGTTCCAGAGGCAAACCAAGCGCGACGCCCTACGCCGCTCCGGCGGTCAATGCGAGGCCCGAGGCACCATGTACGGCCTGCCGCTGGGCATGCGTTGCTTTGCCAATCTGGGCTATGGGGTCGAGTTCGATCACATCATTCTCGACGCCAACTCCAAGGACAACAGCCTGGAGAACTGCGCGGCTGTTTGCGTCAAATGCCACAAGTGGAAGTCGGCAAAGCACGACACGCCACTGGCTGCAAAGACACAGCGCCAGCAGGACAAGGCCAGCGGCATCCGTAAGGCTAGCGGCTTTCCCAAGCCACCCGCCGGGTTCAAATATTCTTGGAAGACAAAGCGCATGGAGAAAATGGCATGAGCAAAGATTCAGTAGTGGCTCCGGCTACGCCTCCGATGGAAATGGATGGTACTGGCTCGGCTTCGCCTCGCGGAGTCCCTCAGCAGTCACCTTCCGACGTGCTACTGGCGCTGGCAGATCGCTGTGAGCGGGAGGAGCCGAGCCACGACCTCGATGCCGACATTGCATTGGCGAACGGCTGGAGGGTTTTCCCCGGCGACAATTGGATTGGGCCGCACGCTCAAATCGCTGTCCCATCCTACACCACCAGCCTCGACGCCGCCGTGACGCTCGTGCCGGAACACTTCAGCTATGAGGCGACATTCTCCGCCGCTGGAGACGGCGCCATGAGGCGTGCGCGTCTTTGGGATTGGCGACGAAGCGCACGCATGGCGGACCCAGACAACCATTGGGAAGCATCTGCCAGCACCCTTCCACTGGCGATCTGCGCTGCCGCTCTGCGCGCCCGTGCGTCGGAAGGTCCCCGATGACGTACTCCGCGAAGGCGCAAAGCGCCGTAGCCACCCCTCCTCTACTGGAGCAAGGAACATGAGCGACATCGTTGAACGGCTGCGCGAGATAGCCAGACGTTACGAGATCATCGTCCTGGCGCCTGACGATGAAAAAACTCTAGCGGACCACATGCGCGAAGCCGCCGACGAGATCGAACGCCTCCGTTCCTCCAAGGGAGAGGGGTGGATGCCAATCGAAAGCGCGCCGAAGGGTGATGGCGTGATCCTGTTGGGCTGGGGTGAGTATCGCGAACGTGACGGCGCATCGCCCGCTTTCATGCGCTGGTACGACAGCATCAGCGGCTGGTCAGTCAACGCCATGCCGTTCTACCCGACCCACTGGCAGCCTCTCCCCTCACCTCCCAAGGCGGAAGGTGAGAAATGAGAGAGAAGAATAAGGAACTGGCTCGCGAAGACGCTCGCGGAGAACTGTGGAACTAGGAGTGCGACATGGCCATTCGATCCGAGGCCGACCTTGAGTATTTCTATGACGATAAAGACAGTTGCATTAAATCGCGCTGGAAGAATTGGGGCAGCCTACGACCCCAAGGCGGCCAAGCCTGCGTCTATATGGTCGACCGCAGCCACGAGGCTATCATCAGCGCCCTGACCGATGCCTACAATCAAGGCCGCTCGCACGCGCTGCAGGATTTGTCGAAGTTGCTGGTGCATCCAACATGAGCAGGAAGGTGACTGCCGTGGGACTCCGCGAACGAAGTGAGCCACCCCTACTGATGGACGCTAGGAGAAGATGATGCCCCGACCCGCCAGCAAGAAGGCCCTCAAGCTCAAGGTGTGGATTGCGCGAGGAAGCAAAGGCCGCCTGATGCCCTTCAGTGAATATGATCGCGTTCCCGCAGTCTATTTGACGAGGGCTGCCGCCCTGCGTCACTGGGCCGATGTTGAGCGCGCAACCCTGACGCTCGATCCTCCCTCCCCCAAGCCCCGGAAGCCCCGCCCATGAGCGAGAGAACCGAAGTTCTGGAAAAGCTCGGCTACATGACCGAGGACGATCTGGCCGGCGTTCTAGGTGTAACCGTGAAAACCTTGAAGAACCGCGCCCGCGTCAACCTCCCGCCCTACGTGAAGGCAGGCCACCGCTGGCTGTTCAAGACCGAGGCGGTGAAGGAATATCTCGAAGCCCGCACCGTCACAGGCGCCTGAGCGCGTCATGCACGGAAGCCGGATCGATGCGCGAGTAGTGTTTTGCGAGAACCTTCCAGTTCACATGGCCGCTCAGCAGCGCCACCTGGGGGATAGGCAACCCGCCTTCCAGCAGGGTCGAGATAGCGTGCGCCCGCAGGTCGTGAAGATGCAGGTCATGGATCTGGCAGCGCAGCGTTGCCTGCCCGAACGCCGCCGTGACGCTGGTGCGGTTGTAGGGGAAGGGGCTCGGCAGGTATTCGGGGCGACCCGCGATCAGCTCGTAGGTATCGACGCCGCCAAAGGCGATCAGCGGCACCTCCTGATCGTTTCTCTCCCGCACCCGGATATCGGGATGCTTGCGGCCCCGGATGACGGCAGACCGCCGCGCCGCGTTCAGGTCGGCCCACTGGATGCCCACCAGCTCGCCCATGCGGAGCGGCAGGACGGACAGTATCTGGACAATCTCCCCGAGATCGATCGATGCCCGCTTCCGGTCGGCGGCATAGGCGATGATGGCGACAATCTCAGCCGGCGTCGGCCGGCGCGACCTGGCCTGCGACTTGCCCGCCAGCTTCTGCCGGTAGGCCGTGGCGATCGCGGCCTCGAGTTCGGGCAGCGGCACCGGCACGCCCCACAGGTCCCTCGCCGTCCGCATGACTTCCTTCAGGTAGCTCAGGCGGCTCGCCACGCCTCCGGGGGTGATCTGCAGCCCCTTCAGGTAGGCAAGGATCACCGTGCGCTTCAGGTCGGCCAGCAGGCGGCTGCCAAGGTCACGTTTCAGCACCGTCAGTTCGTTGGCCTTGGAGGCGCCCCACCGCTTGGTCGGCCAGATTTCCTTCTCGTAACGCTCGATTACAGGCCGCAGCGTGCCCGTCAGCGTTCCTCCGGTCGTGTCGCCCATATCGGCGGCGCGCTCCTTGGCCGTCGCCCAGGTGCGGGCATCCTTGAGCCTGTCGAACGTCTTGGTGGCCTTCAGGTCCGTGCGGCGTATGATGGCCTGCCAGCGCCCCTCGCGTTGCCGGAACGTCGCCATTCTGCCCCTCCCCCGAGTGTGCCAGCGTCACAGTCGAGCGGTTCGGCACACACCCGTCACACCGCCGCTGCGTGTTCTCGGGACGTTGCGGGTATGTGGGCGGAATCGCAAGCCGCGATTATGCTGATTTATCGGGATATGTGGCTTAGCGGGCGGATGAAGTGTACGCTTCCACACGATAGCCGTCGGGGTCGATATGCCTGCCTCAAGTGAAACAAACGGCGGCTAGACACACTCTTGGCACACTGCGCGCGGCGGCTCACCCGCCCGTATCAGGCGGCACGAAACAGATGGTCCCACGGTCTAGCGTCCAGCAGTGGTGCGCGTCTTGGCCGTTGGGATTGCGCTCCCGCAGGATTTTGGCGTCAGCGACGGGTATCCAGCCGTTGATCTGGCGGACCCAGACCCACCAGACGCCCGCGCGAATCTCGGCCTTGGTCGGCTCACAGTCTCCGGTCTCGACGCCATCCGGCCCCACGATCCGCGCATTGCAGCAGGACGTGTTGGGGTTGTCGTTCGGCTTCCAATTCCGGTAAAAATCCTTGTGGAAGTCGTGATGGTGCTGCTGCGCCCTAGCCTTCAACGGAAGGAACACCTGCACGACAGCGCCGAAGGCCAGCACCGCCGCAAAGAGCGTGGCGACAGCGCGGGTATTCATGCTATGCTCCACCCGCTGCGGCGGCGTGGATGGACACGCGGACTAAGGCGCTCGCAAGAGCGGCTGGATGACCTGAAGAGCCCCACACGTTGCAAACCTGCCGCAGAGAAGGCAGTGAGGCACTGGGGAGTGGGCAGTCGGTATCAAGCCCGACACGCAGCATCTTCACCGCACCGGCTCCTTACCGTCCATCTTCCTTGCGCGCCTTGCCATGGCGTCAACACAGTCTTGGGTAAGATTGGCGACTTGGCCTATTGTGACCGGGAACGTGTGGTCTACCGTTCCGTCCCATACTCGTAGGGTCATCTCGCCGTTTACATCGGTGAGGCGCGGGAGAGACTTCAGGGTCATTGCAGTCGCTTTCGCATGTGGACCACCTCGAAGCCGACGTAAGACTTCCGGGGCTCGTAGGTCCGATAGCCAGCCGCCAGAATGTTGGCCGTGGAAAACCCGTTGCGGCCCACGGTATAGGTGACGATCTCGCGCCAGCCCTCGCGCCTGCCGTGCCGTTCAAGCGTCGCCGTTAGCTTCCGCTGGAGCCCGACGCCCCTAGCGCCCGGCATCACCCCGACGCGGGAATAGAACCAGACGCCCCTGCGAATCGGGTGCGCCGCGATGTAGCCGATCGGCATGGGGTCCGAATAAAACTCTCCGCTGGAGCCTTGAATGGCGATCCAGCAGACGCCCTTGTCCCAATGAAACAGCCCGTAGGGGTGATCGTGGGGAAAGCAAACGCGGTCCATGGCCTCCAAGGCGTCGGCGTCGTCCTTGGTAGCCCGGCGGATCACGCGGCGACCTTCCGCTTTGCGTCGCTAACGACAATCTGCTCGCGGTAGATCGCGTCCGGTCCCATCACCTGACAGACAGAAGGCGGGAACAAGCGGCCCGATTTATCAAAGGTGCCGGTGGCGAAGCCGCTGATCCACGGCTTGGGATTATCCTCGGCGTAAAGGAATTGCACGCCGTTGATGTTGGCGAGCGCGCCAGTGCTGCAGCCGAAGCGGATGCCATTGTAATCGACCCACGGCGTCACCCCGCAAAGATGCGTATGGCCGGTGAAGGTGGACCATCCCGCCGCCAGAGTGTTGCGGTATCCGCTGTGAATGCCGCCAGTGATGCGGTGCTTCACCATCGTATTGCCGTTGATGGCAATCGACATACACTCCTGCCACGCGGGCAGATGGTCAGACAGGCGAGTGCCTGCAATCTC